GATGTCGGCGAGCCTCACAGACATTCTCACAACTCAAAAAAATGGCGTCGTCGCCATTAACAATCTTGCGCAAGCGACTACCCGTGGCCTTGGCACGCAGACATCAATAACCGTTACAACCGCCACTTTAATTTATAATGGAACAGGATACTTTGTAAGTTTCTCAGTTGTTGTTGCGGGTTCAGGCGCGGGCACAATTAATAACGCCAGCACCACCGCCGCAGCGGCAGCGTCAAACGCTCTCTGCGCAACTCCAGCCACAGTTGGCGTATTTAAAACAGGTCAAGTTTTTTCCAATGGTCTGGTTGTCGTTCCCGGCTCCGGGCAATCTATCAACGTCACCTATTCGCCGGGGTAGTCCATGCCGCTCAAGAAAGGTTCCTCGCAGAAGACGATCAGCTCCAACATCAAGGAGATGGTCAACGCGGGACACCCGCAGGCTCAGGCCGTGGCTGCGGCCCTCAATACCGCCCGGCATACAAAGGCCGCTGGCGGGCCTCCTGCCGCCCCCTACATGCCCGCCGCAAAAGGCACGCCATATGGCAAGTCCTCCAATGGCGTCCACCTCGGGCCGATCCATAGCCCCGTGGCCGGTCGCACCGATCACCTGCCCATGCACGTCCCCTCGGGCGCCTACGTCATCCCCGCCGACATCGTGTCATCGCTCGGCGAGGGCAACACGATGGCCGGGTATCGAGCAGTGAAAATGATGTTCAAGGGCGCCCCATACGGGGCCTATGCGGCGGGCGGAACGGTCGGAGACCCGGTTCCTATTGTTGCCGCCGGTGGAGAATATGTTCTTTCTCCCGATGAAGTCATCTGGGCGGGCGGTGGCGACCTTGACGCTGGGCACCGAGCCCTCGACAAGTGGATCGTGGACACGCGCGCCGAAACCGTCAAGACACTCAAGGCGCTACCGGGTCCGAAGAAAGATTGAGGGGGATCTCAATGTCTGACGAACTGAAGGTATGGATAGGCAAGCCCGAAGACATCGACGCCATGATGGAGCTGGCTTTTGCGGCCTGCGACGAGAATGGGTTTGTGAAGCCTAACTCCAAGCGCCTCTTGGAGGAAATTTGGCCAGCATTGAACCGCGAGAAGGGCATCGTTGGCATCGTGGGCGTGCCCGGACAAAAGCCGCAGGGCGCCATCCTTTTGAGGATTTGCCAGACATGGTATAGTAATGACGAGATCTTGGAGGAGCGGGCGGTGTTTATCCACCCCGACTTCAGGTCAGCCAAGGGCGGTCGCGCCCGCAAGCTGTGTGACTTCAGCAAAAAGGTATCGGATGAGCTTGGGATACCCCTCACCATCGGAGTGCTGTCCAATCACCGGACGTCAGGCAAGATCCGCATGTATGAGCGCATCTTCGGGCCGCCATCTGGCGCCTATTTTCTCTATGGAACCCGCACCGGAGCTTGGAAACAAGCGGCCGAGTAAACACTGAGGTAGCGCGATGGGTGGCGGCGGCAAGGGCGGTTCAACCACAACTTCTACAGTCCAGATCCCGCCAGAGGTTCTGGCGAGATACAACGCCGTCAATGCGCAGGCGCAGGACGTGGCCCAGCAGCCCTTCCAGCAATACAGCACTGACCCGAACGCCTTCGTCGCGCCCCTCACGTCTACTCAGCAGGCTGGCATCGCCAACACCAATGCAATGGCGGGGGCTGCGCAGCCGTACTATGCGAACGCCACGAACCAGCTCATGCAGGCTCAGGCCGGTGTGCAGCCGGGCATTAACAATGCCACGCAGGCCCTTACGCAGGGCCAGCAACAGGGGCAGAATTACCTCGGCGCGGCCACCAACGTCGGCCTCGCCGGTGCGCAGGCGGTCAACCCCAATGCGCTCGACGTCAACCAATACATGAACCCCTTCACGCAGAATGTCGTCAATGCGACGCAGGCCGCGATGAACCAGCAGCAGGGGCAGCAGCTCTCTCAACAACAGAGCGACGCCATTCGTGCTGGCGCCTTTGGGGGTGACCGAGCCAACTTGCAGCGTGGCGCACTCATGGGCCAGCAGAGCCTCGCGCAGGCGCAGGCCATCTCGCCCCTCTATCAGCAGAACTACAATCAGGCCCTCGCTGCGGCGCAGCAACAGCAAGGCGTCGGCCTCGGGGCCGCGCAGGCAAACCGCGCCGCCCTGCAAAACTATTCGCAGCAGCTTGGCAATCTTGGCCAGCAGGGCTTCAATCAGGGCCTCGCTGGTTCGCAGCAGTATGGCAATCTGACCCAGCAAGGTTACAACATGGGCGCCAATACCGCCCAGAACCTCGCCAGCCTCGGCACCAACGCGCAGCAGGCGGGCCTCGCCGGTGCGCAGGCGCAGATGGCCGCCGGTCAGGCCCAGCAGCAAACCCAGCAGGCCGGGTTGCAGGCCCTGTACAATCAGTTCCAGCAGCAGCAGGCCTACCCCTTCCAAGTGGCCCAGTTCCTCGCGAACATCGCCGAGGGCACTGGCGCGCTGTCTGGCAACACGACAACGTCCACCACGACGGGCGGCGGCGGGTTCTTCTCCGACAAGCGCCTCAAGGAAAACGTCCAAAAGGTCGGCAAGACCAACGACGGCCAGCCCATCTACCGCTTCAATTACAAAGGCGATCCGCGCACGCAGATCGGCCTCATGGCGCAGGACGTCGAGAAGTCTCACCCCGAGGCCGTGGGCTTCGCCGGTGGCTACAAGACCGTGGACTACAAGAAGGCTACGCAGGGCGCCGTGCGCAAGGCTGACGGCGGCGCTACGACTGACAACGCCTACTCAATGGATGCGCCCAGCTCCCTCCTTCAGGACTCGGGCAAGGGCCTCGGGGCGGCGCAACCGATGGCGTTGCCCCACATGGTCTCAAATGACAATGAGATCCGCAACAATGCGGCCACGTTCGCCTCGCGGTTTGGAGACACCGGCGCCAATGCCGCCTCTGTCGCGGCCATGCGTGCGCCTTCCGTCGCCGGGCAGATCTCTGGCCCGTCCCGCGCCGGTTATCAGGCGGAGCTTGATACGCTGCTGAATGCGTCCAACAACACCAATCTTGGTGCTGGCCCCGCCTACGTCCAGAGCCGCGCCAATACGATCCGTGGCATTCTCGGGCAGAACACTGACCCCTACAGCTCTCAGGGCGGCCTTGTCTCCGCGCCCGGCGAGTTTGCTCGCGGCGGCTTTGCGGGCGGTGGCTACACCGACCCGATGGGCGCCTATTACCACAATGCGGCCCTTGACTATTATGGCCCGCAGGGCACGCAGAATGCTGGCCTCGGCGCAATTATTGCGCAGGGCGGCGGCCAGCGTTACTCCCTCACCCCCGCTCAGGCCGCGCCCCGGCCCCCGCAGAAAGACGCCATTGCCGAGGCAAACCAGATGGCTGGCCTCGCCACAAGCGGCGCCAAGTTCTATGACTGGGCAAAAGGCAAGTCGGGAACGTCTGGTTATAACAACGATTTTATCCCCGGCGGCGACAACAAAGACGCCGTCATTGACCTCAATACAGACCCAGATGTCGAGTCCATTGAAGAGCTGGCTCGCGGTGGTTTGGCCGCTCACCGGCACCACTACAGGGGCGACGGCTTTGTCCCCTATGGCGGCGGCCTCGGTGGCGGGTTCCTGTCTGGCATTTTGCAGGATCAGGCGCAGGAGCCCCAGCGCCAGCTCATGGACAGCAAGACCAAACCGACGGCGCCCAAGCCGCAGTCGAGCCCTGTGGGCGAGGCCATGCAGATCGCCAACTTTGGCAAGATGGGCAAGGGAGCCTATGACTGGGCGGGCAAGCAGCTTGCCGGTGAGGCCTCGCCGACTGGGTTGGCCGGGGCCACTGGCGACACTGCTGCGGGCCTTGGCGGCGGGTCTCTGGCCGGTGATGTCAGCGGTGGCACTGGCGCCATCCTCGGAGACGTTGGCGCCGATGTTGCCGGTGGGGCCGCAGCAGACGCGGCGGCTGGCCTTGGCGCTGATGTTGCCGTCGATGCGGCTGCGCCTGAAATGATGGCAGGTCTCGCAGGCGGCGAGGGCGTGGCCGATTTCCTTCCTTTCCTATTTCTGAAGAATGGCGGCGCCGCTCACGGGCGCAGGCACTTTGACGGCGAAGACGGGAGCTATGTTGAGCCCGACCAGACGACCATCGTCAGCAAGGGCAACAAGCTCCCCAAGGTTCCGGTGCCCGACAACCGCCCCGGCCCCGAAGACGCGCTCGTCTCTAGCGCGCCCACTCGCGCCCCCAAGGGCGGCGTCGCGCCCTCGTCGTCCTTCTCCATGCCCGACTTCTCCGGCCTCGTGCCCGAAGGTGCGAAGGAAACGCTCACCTCAGAGAACTTCTGGGTTCCCGCTCTGGCTGGCGTCGGCGCCATGCTGGCGTCGCCCAACAAGACGCTTCTTGGCGCCGTCGGCTCAGGCCTCGTGGGCGGCACGACTGCCTACACGAACCTTGAGAAGCAACAGAACGAGATGATGGCCAAGCGCGTCGAGATGATGAAAAACGTCTTCTCGGGGCCGTTCTTCTCCGAGGATGGCAAGACGCAGTATTGGCGCATGGCGGGCAATCCCAACCGCCTTACGCGGGACCAGTATAACGCCGCCGCCAGCAAGTTCCTCAACATTCCCGGCGCGAATGGGGCGCCCTCCCAAGCAGTTGAGGCGCCGCCCCCACCCACTGGCACCACAACGAAGCCCAAAAATGAGGCCGTCGAGATTGCGCGTGGCACAACTGTTGAGCCCGCGCCCAAGCCCCGCGAGGCCGCTCCCTCTGCCGCTGCGGGCGCTCCGGCGCCTGCTCCTGCTGCGGCCACTGGCACGCCTCCCGCAGCCGCTGCACCGGCACCTGCGCCTGCGGCTGCGGCTACAACACCCGCGCCGGCTGCTGCCCCCGCTGCCGCAGCCGCTACGCCTGCCGCAGCCGCGCTCAATCCTGCCATCACCAAGGCGGCGCTCATCAAGCAGGCGCTGGCGCCCGGATCTACAGCCTTCGACGGCCTCCCGGCCTCAAAAGACCCGCGCGTCTTGCAGCCCAAGATCGACACATACAATCAGCGCATTGACGAGTTGAACGCTACGATCCAGCGCGCACAGTCTAGCCCCGAGGCCATCACAAGCCCCGAGGGCGAGAAACAGATCACGCTCTGGCAGAATAGTCTCAACAACCTCAAGGCCCAGCGCGACGACTTGGCGAGGACGCTGGATGCGTCCGTGGACTCGGTCATCGGCGTGCCGCTGGCGATGGCTGTTAAGGATGCAGAAGAGCGGGCCTCGCAGCAGGCAAAGCTTGACTTCCTCGGCCCGACAAAGGCCGCAGAACTCAAGGCGGAGCTTGAAAAGCGCGGCCTCACCGATCCGCTGGACATCAAGAAAGAAACTGACGCGGCAGTCGCCAAGGCTCAGGAATTGCTGCCCACCGAATACGACAAGATCGCATTCACCAAAAACATTGAGCGGCAGTCCGCCGCGCAAGAGAAGGCCTACCAGATGGCCGGTCAGGGCCAGCAGCTCGTCAATCAGGCCCACGCCTATATGAAGGCCGTTACCGACAAGGACGGCAACATCGTCGTGAGCGGTGGCCCGCTTGGCGGCAAGTTCGCCACTGCGTCTCAGGTTCTCCAGCAAATGGGCTTCAGCCCGAAGTTCGCTCAGGATCTGACTGGCACGGACCCCAACGCCGCAGGCGCATCCAAGAAACTTCAGGCAAGCTTTGCGTCCGAAATGGCGCGTCTGGATCTCGAAAAGTCCCCGGCTGTGCGAGAGTTCTCAACCTACATGAACACGTCGCCGGGCGTCGATCTGCCCGAGAAGACGCTCGTGTGGTTGATGAACAACGTCATCGTGCCGAAGGCCGAGGCCATGAAGAAGGGCTACCTCGCGGTGGCGGGCCTCAAGCCCGAAAGAGACAACATCGAGCAGAAATTGTTCGAATACAACGAGACCAATCCTTGGTTCTCGCAGGAGACGGCGCCAACAATTGCTGGCGGGCGTGCGCAGGGCGCGCAGACAACTCAGCCTGCTCGGCGTGATGTCCCGGCCAACACACCTCCAAACTTGGTTCAGGAAGAGTTGCGGAGACGCGCAGCGCAGGGACGTCAATAATGGCCGAGAACGAAGCTCAACCCCTCGACCTCTCTCAGTTCTCTGACGAGGATCTCCGCCGCTATCTCAACCCGACGCCCTCGGCGTCGAATGGCGTGGACCTGTCTCAGTTCTCTGACGCGCAGCTTCAGTCTTACCTGAACGCTCAGAAGCCCCTCTCCAACGTCAAGGGCGAGGGGTTGGAAAGCTCGTTCAAAAAAGGCCTTGGAACCTCCGCCATTCTTGGTCTGTCTGACATCCCCGGAGCCGCTGGGAATGCCCAGCAAATGGCGCCTTATATTGCCTCCCGCATCTATGGCGCGCTGCCCGGAAATACGGCAGAGCAGGGCAAGCAACTCAACAAATATGCTGAAGCTGTGCACGAGGCTGGCCGCGAAAAGCTGCCGGAAACAATCGCCAAGCTTTACAATTCGGGCGACGTTGGAAAGGCCATGATTGGGCACGCTTTAAGCACAATCAGCCCTATGTTTGCTCCGACTGGCGAGGACATTGCCGCACCTATTCTTGAAAAAACAGGCCGCTATCAGCCGACTGATTTTTGGGGTCAAGTGGGTATGGGTGGCGCTCGAACCCTGTTTGGGTCTCTGGCTCCCCTTGGATGGGCTGGGCGCTCTAAGGCCTTGACTGAAGGCGCTACGCAAGCGGGCGCTCTTCTTCAGGGAGCTAAAACGGCGGCGACAGGCGCTCCGGGCGCATTCGGTATTGGTGCTGTCTCTGATGCCGCTACGCAGGCCACCGGCGACCCACTTGCAGGTCTCATTACTGGCGCTGTAGCGCCCATCCTGCCCAGCAAGATGATCAATGCGGTGAAGGAATACACCGCGCCCATGAAGGCAAAAAAGGGCTCAGAGGAGGCCCAGCGTCAGGCTGACATTCAGTTCACCAACTTGGCTGAAAACCCCGAGGCGGCTCGGGCCAATCTCATGTTTCAGCCCCGCACTTTTGTCGAGGGCGCCCCATTTTCTACTGGGGAGATTGCAGGCGACCGTGGCCTGCTTCAGGCGCAGGGCGTATTCGCCGACACGTCGCCCCAGTTTGCGACCGACTTGAAGAGGCAGCAGGGCGAGCGCAATGCCGCCAACGTCGCCGCCCTCCAAGAGGTAGCGCCCGCAGGCGCCAATCAAATGGCGCCGACTGAGGTTCTGACCCGGCGCTCCAATCAGATCCAAGCCGAGCATGAGGCCAACGTCAGGAACCTGACCGAGCAAGCACGCGCCGAAGCAGAGAACATCCCATCGGGGATGACGCCGGAAGACGTCGGCCAACGCCTGCGCGACCGCATTTCGGCGTCTGAGGCCGAGGCCGACCAGAACACCAGTAACCTCTATGGGCTGCTCGGCAGGGAGGGCCTGACCGTTGTCGGCAAGCCTGTCGCCGACCTCGCCAACAGCATCCAGTCCCGCGTTGAAAATTCAAAGAACCAGAAGCCTCTGTCTGGCGAAGAAAAGGACATCTTTGCCAAAGCGGCGCAGACCAGTGACGTTGAAAATTTTTCGGACCTCCACGACCTTGAAAAGCGCATCACCAACGAGGTGAGCCGAAACAAGCGGTCCCCCGAGGGCGACCCCGCAACAATTTCGCGCCTCACCCAGTTGAAGACTTCAATCCGGGACGTGATGAATAACTCGGCGGACCATCAGGCCGCCTATGAGCAGTCCCTCGTCGAGCGTGGCCAGATGCAGCCGCCGGACACGATGGCGTCTCGGTTGCAACACGAGGCAGACGCCTTCTTGGCGCAGAAGTATGGCAGAGAAGCGCCGCCTACGGCCACGACTGAGCCGCAGACGCCGACCATGACGCCGGAGGCTGCCGCGCAGCTTGCTGCCGCCAAGGGCGCTCACGCGCAGCAGATGCAAACCTACGGGCAGGGCTCAGTCGCCCGCATTCTTGAGAACTTGGGATTTAGCAATCAATTCAAGATGCCCGCCTCTGGCATTCCAAAGGTAGCGTTCTCGGCGGGTGACAATGGCTACACCAACGCGCAGGCATTCTTGCGGGCGGCCAACAATGACCCCGCCGCGATCTCTGCCCTTGAGGATGCCGCCACCATGCGCCTGCGGGAGCGCATGGGGCGCTCTGATACGCTGTCACCCAATGTCCTTGATGCTTGGCGCAATCAGCACGCCAACGCCCTGCGCGCTATCGACGAAGTATCGCCGGGCTTCTCGTCCCGCTTTGACAACGCCGCCGCCGCAACTGCCGCCCTTGAGGACGTGCAGAGCGCGGGCAACAGGCGCGTCTCTCAGGCCATGCAGGGACCGGCGCAAAAGTTTCTCAACATCATTTCGCCCGACGAGGTGGTGCCGAGGGTGGGCAGCTTGATTGAGAGCGGCCCCACCGGCCTCAATCAGGTGCTTGACGCCGCCGGTCGAGACCCGCAGGTGCTCAATGGCTTGCGCGCCGCCGGTGTCGATTACATGCAGCGCAAGTTCGCCAACGACGGGATTGAGGGTGGCGAGAACATCATGTCAGGCCCGAAGCTGACCAAGTTCTTGGACAAGAACACGGACGCCTTGACGGCGCTCTACGGCAACGAGGGCGTCAATACCATGCGGCAATTGGCGGCAAACTTTGAGCGCGCTCAGGACGCCCTGTCGAGCCAGAAGACTGTTGGCTCCCCCACGTTTCCCAAGCAGAAGTTTGCGGAACAGATCCGGCCAGAGAGCCAGAAGGCGCCGGTCGGCACGGACCTCGTCATCTGGTACGAGTTCTTGCGCAACGCCTTGGCGGGCGAGCCCGTCTCCGCAGGCATGGCGGCGGGCGCTGCGGGTGCGAAGGCCCTCTTCAATGCCGCCCGCGAGCGCGGCGTCAATAACATCAATGACCTGCTGCATGAGGGCCTCCTGAACCCCGAGGTGGGGCAGGCCATGCTTCAGCGCGGGATTGACGCCAAGGGCCGCATTGATCAGGACGCCGTGCGCAACCTCGTGAAGTCCCTCGCCGTGCGCCAGCAGGCCCTCACCAGCTCTGTCGCTGGGCAGAAGCAGCAAGAGGAGCGTCTGGCGCCAAAGGAGCGTTCTGGGGGGCGCATAGGCCGCGCCACTGGCGGGCCGGTGAACCTCATGGCATTGTCCAAGACCGCCAAGAAGCGCGTCACGCAGAGCACAAAAGACCTCCTGAACGAGGACGACACGACGGTCGCCCGCGCTCTTGAAGTCGCCAACCAGCACATCTGAGGGGTTCCCGATGTCCAGCAGCTACACCACCAACAAGAACATCGAGAAGCCCGCGTACAACGACTACGCGACGAATGCGACGGGCTGGTCTGGCCCGATCAACACGGACTGGGACATCATCGACCGCTCGCTGGGCGGCATTCAGGTCAAAAACCCGACGGGCGTTTCTGGCACCGTTAATCTGACTGTCGTTGAATGCCAGCCACCCATCATCGTGATCGGCACCTCGACGACTGGCGTTGCCACCCTGACGGCCAACGTGACCTATCTTATCCCGTCTGGCGTCGGCGGCGTCTGGACCATCTACAACAACACCACTGGCGCCTTCACCGTCACCTTTGGTAGCGCCGGTGGCGGCACGAGCGTCGTGCTCTCGCAGGGCTTCCACAGCACAATCTATTCTGACGGCACCAATGTGAAGTACGCGGACGACCGCATCCCGTCGGCGGCCGGGTCCGACCGGCAAGTGCAATTTAACAGTGGTGGTTTTCTCGGCGCATCTTCAGGTCTAACCTACAATTCGCAGGGCAACCTTGGCCTCGGCGGGTCCAATACATCAGACACTACCTACACATGGATGATTAACGCCGGACCCAGCACGACGAATGGCGGCGCATTCCGAACACAAACGAGCGACGCCGCCAGCGTAGGCACCTTCTTCACCAATAATCTGGCGGCCTATATTGGCTCCGACACCAACACGCCATTTATTTTTAGATCAAATTCTGCCGAGGTTATGCGCATCACGCCCGCCCTTCGGTTGAAGATTGGCACCACCGCATACGACAGTTGCAAGCTTGCAATTGCTGTCCCCCAGAGCGCCCCCCAGAACGTAATTGAGGCGCACTTTACGGGAAGCGGTTCCGTGAATGCGACCTGCTACATTGCGGGCGCGGACGCTGGTGCAACAAACTTTGACTTCTTCGGCGCGTATGTTGGCAGCTCAAAATATGCCTCAATTGATGGCAGCGGCAGCATGTATCTGCGCGGGACCGCCTCTGTTAACACTGGCGCCGTTACGGCGGGCGAGGCGCTGTCAATCCGCAATGGCGGTGACTTCTTCATATATGCCGCAAACAATACGGACCACATTGGCCTCTACTGTGACACGGCTGGAAAGTTGAACGTAGACGGCATCGTTAAGAGCAATAGCGGCGGTTTCCAATTCCCTGACAACACTGTGCAGACCACCGCCGCGACAACCCCAGCGCAGGCGACTGGCTGGTCGAGCACTGGCAAGTCAGCCAACACCACATATACCAATGGCGCCAGCTTCACGATTACTGTGTTTGTCTCGATGCTGTACACGGGCTTTGGCGGGGGCTTTGAAGTGTTTGTCAACGGCCTGTCAATTGGTCAGGGCGGCGGCAATCAGGCTTATAAGTACGGCGAGTGCATTACATTTCCGGTCCCCGCTGGCGCAACGTATCGCGTCAACATGACCAACCTGTATGCCGGGACGTGGGCTGAATTTTCTTGATCAGTCTGTTTTCTTCTTTGGAAGATAGCAGAGGCTCCGGTGGGGGAGGCAATAAGGTCTGCCCGCCTCGCCACAAAAAATGGCCCCGACGCTGTCGTCGGAGCCAATGACGTATCGGCACGAAAAGATCCGCAATTCTAATATCGTGACGCCCTTGCGCTGTTGATATTGTGCGGGTTTTCCCTTGCCTGATGCGGGATCATCAGACATGATGTTCTTGCGCCTGTGGTTCCACCTGAGTGACATGGGCGCTCGAAACGCACGACTTCCTCGTCTTGGGCTTGTAACCCTCGACGAGGATTTTTTTGTGCTGGCGAATGGCGTGCAGGGCCGTCGTGTGGTCCTTATTGCCAATTACGCGGCCCACCTGAGACAGGGAAAATTTAAGCTCCACGCTCAGTCTATAGGCCGCCTCCTGACGGGCGCGAACAAACTTGCTCTTGCGGCACGCGCCCCTGATGTCGGCGACTGACAGCTCGTATTTCGCCGCCACTTCATTGAGGATAGCGCGTGCGGGCGTTGTGGCGCTCACTGGCGGCGGAGGTAATGGCGCCGGTGGGGGGACCGGCTCCGGCTCAGGGATAGCAATCGGCTCTAAGTGCTCGACTAATTTTAGTGTCGGTTTTTTGACTACCGGGTTGTCAAGTCTTTGACGGACGGCCTTGTAGTGGGCGTGAAGTTCCTCAAGCGTTTTCATTTCTTTTCCTTTCGCGCTTCAAGCATGGAGTCAAAGCATTTGGACGCTATCTTTTCAAACTCATCTTTTGTGACAGTTCCAAGCTTTGCGGCTTCATCCCATGTTTCCGGCAAACCATCGTAAAATTCTAAAACAGTTGGAAATACCGTGCCATCTCCCTTTTTAGGTGGCGCAGGCAAAGGGCGACCAACAGGCTTAGGGCGCTCGTACAAACCCAATTGCTTCAACGTCTCCAGTACAACGGGACGATAAAACTCAGCACGCCCGCGTTGTTTTTTCCCACCATCGTTATCTCTTTCAATCATGCGGGCCGCAGAACCTTCGCCGCTGTCAGCATCGACGCGAGCATTGTAAACATTCAAAAGTAGTTCATTAATTTCTTCTTTAGTCATCTTTCTTCTCCATCAGTTGCTTTAATTTCGCTTTGTTCTCATCATCCAGATAGTAGCCAACGCCCCGCCAAGTCTTAATCTCAATGCCATAGGGCTTGAGACGTTTCCGCAGTTTCCACACAGCCACCTTGGTGCGCAGGGTCTGGTGCATCTCGCCCTCATAGCGGTTGTACTTCCCGTGATCCTCAGACACATGGTCAAGATACGAGTAGGTCGCCATCGGTCGCTTGTTAATCGCCAGAAGTAGGGCAAGCTGTTGGCGGCTTACAACATTGAAGAGAACACCGTCCACCTGCTCCATGTCTTCGCGGTATTGTTGGATCTCTTCCTCCAACGTGGCGATGCGGTCGCGGAGCTGTTGGACAAGGTCGCTCATCCTCCCCACCCAATGACCACGTTGACGCAAATCAGCAACATCAGGGCGCCGATAATTTTAAACTCCATATCCATCACTTAACTCCCTTCAATGCTGCATATCCGTGGCGCGTGATGCGCTCGTGGATGGCCTCGTCCTCAATGTGCTCAAAAGCAATGGCGATGATGTAACCCATGTGCTTCTGAAAGTTGTCGATGTAGTTTGCGGCCTCAAGTCCGTCCGGGTTGATCAGGAACTCCCGCTTGGTGCGGTACTGGGGATCTACCAAAGTCTCGAAGCGGCGAAGTTTGTTCTGTATCGTCTGCATGTCAATCTCCATGTCGATGTTGGTGACATCCCCACCATGAAGCAGAGATGTCACCAGTCCATTAACGCGGTCACGCGGACGCTGTACCATTTCGGGACTACTTGCTTTCGGGGGAAGCCCCCTTTTTGAAGAAGCTGATGTCCGCCGGGGTGTATGGCATGCCGAACTCGTCCGACACGTCCTTCGGCGCCGACCACGTTTTTCCGGGGTAGTTGACGGCCTTGGCGACAAGCGCCACCGCCTCGCTGATGCGGCCCTGATTGACGCCGTAGAGGGCGGCAATGTGGTGTTGGGCGACGTCATTGATCAGGTAGGCGTAGGCCGCTCTGAGCTTCTCATCGTGCGTAAGGTCGCTCTTGGTCGTCATCAGTGTACCTTTCCTTCGCTGGCGGCGACGAATGCGTCGATGAGGTCATAGGCCTTGTTAATCATGATCTCGCAGTCGGCAAAGGTGCTGCGGGCGCCCTCAAGGGCGTCCTCGCGGTTGTCCGCCACGCCAATCAAAATGCTCATGATCAGCTTGGTGGCGAAACTGGCGACGCACTTTATGCTCTTGCCAAATTGCGGGTCTTCGGCGTCGGCCAATTTTTGATTGATCTCCGCCAGCAGGATCGTGAGATCCTTGTCGTTTAAATTAAACTCCATTGGCCTCCTCCTGCGTGTTGAGTTGCTCGACGAGGTCGCGCATACCGGCATTGACCATTTCATCCGTGGCGGCCTGTATCGTCGCAAACTCACCGGCAAAGGCGAGGTAGTTGATGCCGTCGGCGTAGTTGTCGGGCTTGCCGGGGCTTCCCTTTATGCGGGCCAACTTCACGCAGTGCAGGAACATGTTGGCGTCGTACGACGACATGTGGGTGCCTGTGATCAACTCAAAGATCTCGCAGGCGCGGCCCGTGACGTCGTGGATGTTGCCATATTGCGTCTCGCGGTCGCGGAGTATGGCGATGGCGTCGCCGAGGATTTGCTTGTGGTCCATATCAATTCTCCTGTTTAGAATGCTGGTCTTGGATCGTACCCGTCTCCACTTTTGACGAACTTGTTCTTCTGCGCGCTGGTGATCGTGCCGAGTTCTTTGATCTTGCCGATGACGCGGTAGTTAAGCGCAGTGAACCCGACGCTATAGTATGGGTCCACTCCGTGCGGCGCCTCGGGGTTTCGGTAGAACTCCTCGACGAGGATGAACTCGCTCTTCTCCAAGGCCTTGCAAAACTCTGCGAGGCTCTTTGACGGATGCTCACATGTGATTTGGTGAATGGGTCCGCCACGGTGGGCTGGCATGTTCATCGTGAGCAAAAATTTCAACGGTACTCTCCAGTTGGTGGTGGGGCGAGCCGAGGCCCGCCCCGGTTCAATTAGCCAAAGTCCTCGTCGTCATCATTGGCCACTGCAACCTTTGCCTTGGGGGGCGCGGCGCGAGTGGAGCCGGTGGACGGGGGAGACTTGGGCGCGGACATCGCAGGCTGGATGAACTTCTCCGGCTGCGGTGCGTTATCATTCAGGCCGTTGGGGCGCTTGACCCACCCGGCGATCTTGAACACCGGCTGGTAATTGGTGGACTTCTTGGCGCCCGAGCCGCTCTCAATCGGAACGGTGTCGTCGAGCACGACCACCGGCAACTTGCCAGCGTTGGCGTCGGCGCCTGCGAGGTAATCATCGTGCAGGAGGTCGATGCCCTTCATCATGGCCGCCGACGTGCCCGCCAGCTCGCGGCAGTCGCCACCGCACTCGCCAGACAGTTTGATGGCCATGCGGATGCCGCGCTTGTGGGCGTCGGAGGGCTTGGCGCCCATGTCAGAGCCGAAGGGAACCATCTGGAAGTCGGGCGCCGACCCGGCGTTGAAGGAGATCCAGCCCACTTCAAGGTTCTCGAAGTCAAAGACCGCCTTGAAGTTGCGGGTGATGTCCACGGGCGTCGAAACGCCGTCTTCACGGTCCACGCGGAAGAAGCGACCCGCGCGGGCGTCGAACTTCACGATGGGGAGGAAGTCTGCGCCACCGCCGGTGCCGCCATACGAAAAACCAAGTGCCATTTTACTTCTCCATGATGGGGCCAT